GCATATCTTCCTTTGCTCTCATCTTCTTTGTCAATCATGAAGCCTTCAAAACCTTCAATAGGTTCTGTTTCTACATGCATCATCAAATGATATGCTCCTGGAATGAACTTAAATTCTTCAAGTTCAATACTGTTAATTTTCAATACATGATTACCTGGGGTAATTGTTTTTGGTAGTCCTGAGCCTCCTGTGCCCAAATCAGTTGTGCTTAATGCCATTTTTCTTAAAATTAAATTGTTAAATAAAAACTTTGTCCCAATGAAACTCTAGGTCACCTTGGTCATTCATTTCTGTTACTACTATTTCTTCATTTCTCAAATGTTCAGGTCTTGCACCGCAAGTTACCTCCTCATTAGTTTTAAATGATAAAATAGTTTTGTTTCCTTTTCTGTACATATAGCCAATTGCATCAGCATTTGCACAGATTAAAGATTTGATTTTACCTGTCAAATCAATGTTTGCAGCTAACACCATCTCACCTTTATCATCTACTTGCTTGTCCTTAATGTGACCAGACAAAATAATGTGGGGAGCTAAAGTATCAATAAAATCTAAAACTTGAAAGAAAGCTTGTCTTAAATATAAATAGCCTGCGCCATTTGCTAAAGACAAAATGTTATCTCCGTCATAGTTTTTACCCATACTTGTTTGCTTATAAAGCTTGATGGCAAGTGGACCTACCATGTCTTCTAAAGCAGTTACAGTATCAATTGTAACATATTTGTATGGATTACCTGCAGCTTTGATTGCTTTTCCTGCATCAAGTAAATCTTGAAGAGAAGTAATCTTTACTTTTAGGGCTTCTACATAATCAGCACCATTTTCTAAATCCAGAATTAAATTATCTTCTAGACCTGCATATGCAGTTGTTTTACCAGTCTTTGGCTTAGAATAGATTACTAATCTTTTTGGATTAACTCTATTAGCCGCAACTTTTTTAGTTGGAAGTACTATACTCATTACTTAAGTTTTTGTGCTAGTTTTTGAAAATCTGTTGCAATTCTTAAAAGAATATCTGAAGCTGATTCTTCACCTATAATATGTAAAGCCACATCTCCTATTTTTTCTTTAAGTTTAGGAACAAACTCTTCTTCAAAATCTGGAAATACAGATAAGCTTACTTGCTCTTTAGGAGCTTCTGCTTTTCTTTTCTCATAAAGATTAAAAGTAATCTCATCACCACCTGGCATAATAACCATTAACTCAGACAGAGGAACTGTATAAGCAAAATAGTTTTCTCCCATTGAGTTAGTACCCTCTTTTACATCATACTCTTCAGCAAAATACGGGTTGTGTTTGTACTTAAACAAAGGTCTATCTTCAAATGCTGATTCAATGCCAATTTCCTTACCTGTGGTATCTCTATTAACATCAATAAACTCAATGAAGATATCTTCACCTCTCTTTAATTCACCTTCAAACAACTGAACTTGTCTACCATACTTACCCTTTTGAAAAAAGGCAGTCTTTAAGACAAAAAATGGATCAGTAATTTGAGCTTTTCTAAACTTATCCATGTGATAAGCAAAGAACTCTTTTTCTTTTTCTTTTCTAGTCATAATTATAATTTAATTTTTGTTGCTTGCGGAGGTGTTTCTATCTCAACTATTCTCATGTTATCTCTATCTAGCTTGAAGAAGCTTAACCTAGTTGTTCCATTCCTAGATTTTAAGAAGTGAAATGCAAGAAGATCTTCATCATTCACTATAAATCTTTCAGGACCATAGAACCTAATCTTTCTGATAGAGGGTTTATTAATACCAAGTACTACATCAGCATGTTGTAATAGAGCATCTGCTCCAAATAAATCAGAATCTAATACATAATTACCGTAATCACCATCTTTGGATCTCTCTGGGTTATCTATATTCCTGTTCAGCTGACTCAAAACAAGAAATGCCACAGGATAATGCTTCTTCATATATGTTAGAGCTTCCCCTAGAGCATATAATGTTTCAAACTTATCCTTCTGACCCTTTCCTACTTTAAGTAGAGCTGAGTGGTCAATAGTAACTAGAGTGTTTGTGTACTCACCTGCTTCATTTTTGTGAGCTTCCATATAATAATGTATAGTTGCACACATTTCATCCACAGTACACGGATCATATACAACATCTATGACATCAGTCTCTGCAGTTTGCTCATAGTACTGGACACATCTTGCAAATAAATCCTTATCCACAGGTTCACCTTTACTCATTAATGTATTGTAATCAGAAGCAGTATTCAGACTCAGCTTTCTGATACCATTGGTCTCATCAAGCATTTCAAACTGGAACTTAAGTACTCTAAACTTATGGTCTTGATTCTCTTCAATAATATCAGAGATTAATTGTTCCATAAATAAAGTTTTACCTGTTCCCGGTCTAGCACCAACTACGGTGATAGTTCTCCATTCCAATCCATCACAGAAGGCATCATTAAATTTGGGCCATGAACTTTTGAGTGACTTTAACTCACCAGATCTTCTAGCCTTCATTTTCAGAAGAGCTTTTCTAAGAGCGTCTCTCTCACTCACAGGCTTCAGAGCCCGGGCACCGTTATATAATTCTGCCATAATAAAGGATTTATTCTTGAAGTCTAAGTTTTACATCATTATATACATAATGAGAAAAACCTACTATAAATTCAATTGCTAAAAATTGTAGAGCATTCATTTCTACAAGAAATGTATCTACAAATAACCAAGTAATTAGGCTACCAGATAGAGCAATGAAAAATAATTTTGTTTTAATACTCATACAATCTTTTCTTTAAAGAATACCGGTACTTCATAATCATCCTGTGTAATCATATCACAATAGGTTGCTAGAGTAGAATCCCAGGTCTTATCTGTATTCTGTTTTCTAACAAAGTATTGTGAGTTCCGCATGTAGTTGTATCTATTAATAGAATATTCTTCTACATACTTTTCAGTAGCTTGAATTACTACTTCCCAAGAATAATCAAATTCCTGAAAAAACCATCTAAATGCATTCTCTAGACTCTTTACATTAACTCTTGCATAAACACCACTTGGTAGTTTAGTAGCCGGGAAGCATTCATTATAAGCTTTAATGTTTTCTAGAAACTCTTCACCCATAAGGGCTTTAGATGTTTTCTTCTTAGATTTCTTGAAGTAGCCTTCAATTTCTTCTATAAATTTAATGCTATTCTGAGACAATTCCAAATCATTTATAAGATAATTACCTGCTTTAAGTCTAACAATTTCTAGAGCTGAATTAACAGATTTATCTGGAACAATGTTATTATGCATGCAATATAATACATAGAAAGAATTAGGTGTTAAACCTGCTTTCATTAATTTGTTAAATACTTCTTGCATTACCAATGAATTGTATAATTATATAAATGTTTAACAGTAGTTTGTACTTCTTGAAAAATACCTTTAGAATCCCATTTGCTACCATTATAAGCTGCGCTTGCAGGATGGGAAACCATAAATTTAGTACAATTTTCTCCACACATATCTGCCCACTCTTGAGATTTTTTACCCATAAAGACATAAACTAATCCCGGGTGAAAGTTCTTAAAGTAATCAAATAAGTATGCTGTAAATGGAGCCCATAAATCATAGTGTTTACCAATCTTACCAACTTCAGTTGTAAGAGCTGTATTAAGTAAGAGTACACCCTGATTAGACCACCTTTTTAGATCTAGTGGTCTGTCATAGAATGGATACATTTTCTGTACTTCATCAAGAATAAACCTTAAAGAGGGCTGTTCTTTTTCAGATTTACTACAACTAAATGCAATGCCGTCTGCCACATTAATTTGTGGGTAAGGATCTTGTCCAACCATTATAACTTTTAATTCGTCATAAGGACACTCTTCAAATGCTCTAAACACATCTTTAAGAATTGGAGTAAATCTTTGTCCTGCATTAGACATATTGTATAAGTCAGTTAAAATTTTTTCAAATTCTAAACTAAATATAAAAGGTTTAAGAACTCTACCCCATCCACTGGGTTCAAGTTTATTAAATATTTTTTGTTTATAGTCCTCAATGTCTAATATATTATTCATAAT